CAATACAAATCTATTCATTCTTACATACATCAGTATAAACCCATAACTCTTTATACTTATTTTTAAAAAAAATGTAATAATGGATGATTGAAATGAATAGATTAAAAAAAAGGAAGAGACAACCTGTATCTTTTTAGTCTCGGATTATCTTGATACAAAGGAAAAGGGTTATGAAATGGGCAATTCGTCTAGCACGAATTCTGTCACAAATAGTATAAGTTTACTTTCGTCTGTTTATAATACATCAACACAACAATGTGCTGCATCATCATCTCAATTCATTGGTATAAACATCATTAATTCCGCTGGTACAAAAATAGAAGACAATGAGTTTATACAATTGTCTGAAAGTACAACGAATTGTTTACAAAAAGTCTCATATGATGCAGCTTTAACAAATTCGTTAGATCAACAAGTACAACAATCTGCATCGACGTCCATGGCTATGGTCAAGGCTAATGTAGGTTCACAAACAAGTTCCAATATTTTACGCAATACAATCAATTTATCTAATATAATAAACAATGCAGCCAGTCAACAATGTACTCCAAGTAGTACACAATCATTTATGCTCAACATCATCAATAGCCCAGACTCAACATTTTCCAAAAATATTGTCAAACAAACCAGCAAATCAATTGTAGACTGTACGCAAGGAGTAGCAACAAAATCCACTGCAGCAAATGATCTTAGTATGGTTGTGTCACAAGTTTCTAAAAACACACAAGAGACATTAACAGGGATGCTCGAGATATTGCTAATATTTGCAGCAGTATGTGTGCTTGGATTTGTTGTGGTCGGTGGATTTGGTGGAAGTACGGCTATTAAACAAATGTTTGATTGGAAAACACTGTTGGCGGTAGGAGTACTTATTATTTTTATACTTGCTGCATATTTATGGTATCAATCAAGATCACAAGATGCTATACAAAAACATATGGAGGTTAAAGCTGAGGCATCAAACACGTCATTTAATAAAGAAGCTAAAGAAATATTATCAAGAATATATGGTACAACATCTTCCTACGAGGTTGGTGCTCGATCTACAGACGAATTTACTGTACAATCTTTGAATGGATCACCAGGTGGTATCAAAATGCCTATAAAATTGGACGATAAAGGTTTGATAGAAGTAGGGGACTCGTCTCAAAGTAATTTAGAAAAGTATTATAATGGATTTGTCGGTTATTATTGGTTGGATCCCAAAAACCCAAAAGCTACACATTTTACTACAACCGATTACCCAGGCCCATACGTTCAAGGTGCGGATAAATATGCAGCCAGTACAAAAGAGGTTGGATTGTTTGATCGAACAGGTGCGTTTCCAGAAAAGTCTAGCAATTCAAAGCAAGTTGGGACACAAGCTTCATATATTCGAATATGGGCAGATAAATATGGTTGTGCCTATGACAATAACGAATGTGATTGGAGCATTGTTTTGCGAACCGGTCCATCCAGACCACGCAACCTCGTGTCAATTATTCAGCAACTCTTACAAGCAAACATACCAGCTGTTGTACCAAATAACAATAACACATAAATGATAATATTGTATTATAGATGAATAAATCAATGAATTAACAATAATCAATCAATTGATCGATCAATCGATCGATAGTGTTATATTCCCTTATTCTTTGCAGCAGAGTTCACATTATTATTATTATTATTATTATTTTGCACAACATCGACTAATGTAACCTGACACAAAAATGTCATTGTATTGACAAAATCAGCTTTCCAAGTCTCTCTGTGTTTGTGTTTATCGCATAATTGTTTCGCAACTAAAGAAAGTGCACTTTTTATGTAAATTTCCCATTCGTTGGATAGTATAACTTTAGTCGGAATACACTCAACTGGTTCATCTCCTCTCTTGGATAAAAGTAACTGATCTTTGAAAGAATATGTATTGTTATCACTGTTTCCTTGATGGATGGACATGTCTGAAACGGAGAAATTGAGTTGTGTATTATATATATATTTTTTGAATGTGCTTGTGTTTTTTATTCGGAAAAAATGATTTAATTAAATAATTGAAATTATACAACTGTTCTTGGATCATATCATATCACACCAGTCAATCGATCATTGCCATTGTTAATGTTATTTAAACCTTTGAAGCAACAGTTTTGTTTTTGTTTTATATGGATTTGGCAAACATTTAAACACATCTCATTTGTCTTATTTGAAATAAATTAAAAAAAAAACAATAATACCATAACCATAAAAAAAGATGAATACCAACAGTTCGTCACAAGAGCACAAAAAGCCTGTTGCGAAAGGATATTATGCATATTCTAAAGAAGTGAAAGGTGATGTTGAGAAAAAATATCCTGATCTAGACAAGTCTGAAATTCGTGCAAAGATAAGCGAAAGATGGCATGCTCTGGATCAAAATGTTCGAGACGAATACAAAAAAAAACACCAACAACAACTGGACGACCAATGGAATAAAGTTGTCGAATCATCAGGACATAGCAAAGATAACAAAAATAATACGGATTATGAAACTCAATTTATTCGTAAAGTTTATATCCCAAGTGATAACGAAGATGATGTGGATAACAAATCCAGATCAAAGCCAAGTAAAAAGTCTTCTGCTTCCTCTACTAAGAAATCTGCAGGTAAGACATCATCATCTGCGAAAAAATTAGAAATGTCATCAGATAGTTCTGAAGATGATGATGACGACGACGACAATGATGATCAAAAGAAAAGAAAGAAAAAGAATAATGGTGGAAAACGTAGTTTGGGTAAGGATACAGAGAGTGCTGATGCAAAAAGAAAAAAACAAGCTGCTAGTAAAAAGTCACAATGTAATGATCATGAAACAGAGGGTTATCAAAAAGATCCCGTGATTAAGTATATATTGGACCATTACGACGAATATTGGGTACCAGATGTTGGTCCCAAGTTTAGTACAATTACATTCAAAAGAATTGTTCCCTCTAAGTAGATAGCAAATATATTGTGTTGTTTGTTGTTTTTATTTATTTTTTTTAACTTTAATCATTTATGTACAAATTAGCAAACATGACAAAATCGCAATAGTGTGGATTGTTTAAGTGTGGATCGTTTGAGATTACCTTCATCTTCCTTTTGAAATATTGCGTTTAAATTTCTCTTTTTCTTTGGTGGCGGAGAGATGGCAATCCAATATTTTGAATGTGATTCATTAAGAATTCTTTCAACTTCTTTCCACCATGGTGGAACAGGATAATCAGGCGGAATGATTGTTGGTGTTGTTAAAAGTGATGCAGATGTAGCATCCATCTGAAATTTTTCTAAATTGCGGAAGTTTGAGTTACTACGAAGAAACCATATTGCTTTACGCAACTCCACATTGTCAACTTCCACTACATTTCTCACATCTCTCACGATATTTGTACAATGGAAATCCGCAGCTTCTGGTATCTTATGAATATTCAAATCGAAACTTGGTAAACTTGAATCCGTTCGACTGATGCTTTCGCCCACATAATCATAAAAAGAAAGTCCTTCTTTTGATATTTCGTTTGAGTGAGATGGTAGATACGTTTCAATATAATGGTGCATTTGCACATTTAATAGATGTTGATCGCCCTTCATTCCTCCGTATGCTATTCGTACGGCTGTCGCAAAATGTAAAACGGCCAAAACAGACTGATTTGATTTTTTATCCCATGCCTTGGTCAGATGATGACGACACAGAGGAATATCTGAATTTCTTGTTAATGAAGGATGATCTATCCCTTGATATCTACTTGCAAATAAATTTGGTTCATTAAACACGGCTAGATCTCCAAGTAAATGAATCAAACTAATTTTGGTTAGACTGTCGACATGATATCCCTTACTCTCTGCTGCCATCAACCATACGGCATGCGACCACCACGGCATGTATTTCACATCCTCAATTGGTAAAATTGGTATTCTTCGAAGTGTCGCAGTAAGATCCTGAGACAGCATTTGTTTGACAATAGCCTTCGTTTGTGAATAATAACCTCTCCGTATTGCCTTTTGCATTGCACTTTTCAGCAAAGGTACTTCATAATATTTAGATGGTTTAAATGATGCAGCAGTTGTTGTCAATGTTTTATGTAATTGTGAAAAAAGTTCTGAATGACGCAATTGGGACTTTCTGGATTGACGCACTAAATAAATGGTAATACTATCCAACTTGAATGTTGCTCGAAATGTATGGGCAGAGTTATCAAGCAACAATATGTGAGGGAGTTTGACTGGAAGTAAACGAAGACAATCATTTTCATCCCACAACCAAATCAAATCATTCACCATGGTTTATAAAGAATAAAATAATGGCCTTGAAATATTTGTTTTATTTGATTTGTTTGTTTGTATTGAAAGGCAGATAATCAAATGATGAATTTGAATGAAGATCTATCAGTAATATTAATATTGTTATTACTAATAAAATAATAACAACAATAATAACAATAATAACAATAATAACAATAACAATAATGGAACAAAGTTACAAATACATGTGATCAATCAATGTTACTTACCACAGCAAGCAAATGATCATCAACCTTCTCCAATTTCTATCATTATAAATAAAAAAACCTGATTGATTTTTATTTAGTTCATTTCATTCATACACTCATTGATTGATTGATTGATTGATTGATTGATTGATTGATTGAATTGATTGAATTGATTGAATTGATTTGGACTCAACCTGAAACACTAGTGACAGTAAAGTCTGACAAACTGTTCTTTGCAAAATGCATGAGTTTGGAGCGCTCTAATTTACAACACTTGTTTTTTATATCAATGTTTTTTGATTTCACATTGACTCCTAATTCATTTTGTTTTGACTTTCTATGCATCATAACATCGTCTACTGTTAGTATTGTAAATCCACTGATTTTGAATTTATCATGTTTATCACGTAATAATTGTAAACGACGCAGTGATTCTGATAATGTCTGACCCTCACACATAGTTTTAACACAATACAAATAAACAGTTGGGTCGTTCATATCGGGTTCATCTTCATCTTCGTATGTCTTCTCTACATTCATCCTACTTGTTTGATTAAGAGTAGATTGTCTCTTTTGTAGTCTTTTAATTTTGTCATTACTTTCTTCTGCTATCGTCTGCACTTTTTCTTCTTCTCCATCTTCTTCATCTTTTTTGTAGGATGACTCTATGTCATCTGTAGAAAGTGAACCAAAACATGATGCCAAATCACCAGACAGCAATGACTTGATTGCTGTGTGTATATCAAAATTTACTTTGGCTTTGAACGAAATGGTTGGAGGGATGCTTTTAAAGACAGTCTGTTGTAAAATATTTGAAAGAAAGGGTGAAATTTTGTCTGTATTGCCGACATTACGACTTTTGATGATATTCACATGACTGTTACTTGGTCGACTTTTGTGATGATCCCTATTGTCTTCTTCTCCTTTTCCTCCTTCTTCTTTCTTTGCATACAAATTACTCAAATCATCGTTGCGGTACATGTTTGAAGTCGAATGTTGTTTCGTTTTTATTTTTTATTCTTCTTCTTCTTCCTAATCTTGATGAGCAATCGTCTTGTTTTTTTTTAAAAAATCTGCTTGATGCTTGACACTTTTTTCCATTTAACACAATCTGATTTGTTTCAGGTTCATGTAGTTGACATTTTATTTCGCATACGATAAAAAAATAAACTAAACATAAGAGGTGGAGGAGGAAGTAGATACAAAGGATGACGAGATTTGATAAATAATAAAAAAAATTCAACACTTGAACTTATTAAACATATCAAACGAATTCAATTGAATAAATTGAGAAAGAGGAGGCGGCAACTGGAATAAAAACTTATATACGATAACAGAGAGATAGAGATAGAGATATTGCGTGAGTAGAAAACAAAAAAGGTTTGTATCTAGAAGTAAAAAAAAACAAGATAAGACAAGTTA